TATCGTGAACTAGCAAAGGCCACAAAATAATGCTTACAGTCTCACGACCAGATATCAATGTAGATGCAATAACAGAAATAGATCCTCAACTGAGGTTTATTAAGCTACCCATAACAAATTACCTAAAGCTCTTAGATGTATACGATACAATCAACCGTCCACAGGTTGCACTCATAAACGCAGTCAACGATCCCAAGTACAGGTTTATTTGTGCTGCACTTGCACGTCGACTAGGCAAAACTTACATAGCTAACGTAATTGGACAACTAGTTACCTTAGTCCCTGGGTCAAATGTCTTAATCATTTCACCAAACTATAACCTAAGCTCTATATCATTTGAACTACAACGTAAACTCATTAAGCACTTTGACCTCGAAGTTGCGCGCGATAACCTCAAAGATAAAATCATTGAATTGTCCAATGGAAGTACTATTCGTATGGGCTCTCTTAGTACCGTTGATTCAACTGTTGGTAGATCGTATGACTTAATCATATTTGATGAAGCTGCACTAGGCGAAGGTGGTGAAGCAGCTTTTAATGTTGCACTACGACCTACCCTAGACAAACCCCAAGCAAAAGCCATTTTTATCTCCACACCTCGTGGTCGTAACAACTGGTTTTCACAATTTTGGAATCGTGGATTTGATCCAGGTTTCCCAGAGTGGATCTCGCTGCAAGCAGATTACACAGAGAATACTCGCATGGCTGAGTCAGACGTTGCCGAAGCACGTCGATCAATGTCAAAGTCAGAGTTCGAACAAGAATACTTAGCCTCATTTTCCGTATTTGAGGGTCAGATTTACACACTACAGGATACAGATGTTGTTGAAATTCCCGAAGATATTAAAGGCGAAGCGTTTGCTGGATGCGACCCTGGTTACAGAGACGCTACTGCTTATTGCGCTATCGTGTACGATTGGAACCGCGATTGCTTTTTTGTTGTCGACGAATACTTAGAGTCAGAAAAAACTACTCAAGAGCACGCTGCAGTATTCACAGCAATGAATGAAAAGCATGGAGTTGAAGTAACTTTTATTGACTCGGCTGCTGCACAGTTTGCTAGTGACTTGGCTTACCTTTACAACATTTCAACTACTAAAGCTAAAAAAGATGTCTTACCAGGCATTGCGTATGTTCAGACCTTATTACAACAAGGTCGATTAAAAGTTGCACCACATTGCACTAACGTGCGAGCCATGTTTGACCAGTATCGCTGGGATCAACGTGAGGGGCTACAACGTGAACGACCAATGCATGATGATTATAGTCACATGGCAGATGCCGTTAGGTACGCACTATACACATACACACTATAATGGTAGAAAAAATTTAAGCATTGACTTTTGTTTGCTATTCTGCTATAATACTAGGTAATTGTGGAGTACTTTGAAATAATGGCAAAAAACACAAATAAGCGAATCCCTGTAAAGTGGGTTCGTGATAGGGCTAAGGCAGCCTACGAGAAGAAAACGCAGTGTTGCGTTTGTGGTTCGACCACAGACCTAGAACTGCACCACCTACATTCAGTTACTATACTCCTAGATAAATGGTCTGAAGCTAAAGGTTACGATATTTCAACAGATGCCGGTATTTTAGCTGTGCGAGATGAGTTTATTTCGGAGCACCAAGTAGAGTTATATGACCAAGTTTACACCCTTTGTAATCGTCATCATGTAGCGTTACATAGTGTTTACGGTAAAGCTCCCCGCCCTGGCAGTGAACCCAAACAGGCTCACTGGATAGAGACGCAGCGTGCAAAACATACTGGTGATGTGGTGGATATGGTTGTACCCAAAAAGAGCTTTGGTAGTTTTTTCTCAGAGTTCGTTTAAGGGAAAACTATGTCAAGATTTACAGACTGGATTGTTGAAAAACTTAATCCAGCACAAACGCGTATTGCTCAAGAAGCAGGTACACAAATTGGTTCAGAAAGCAAGCTATCATATCGTCAAAGCTTTCAGAAACTAGAAGCAGTTAATCGTTCAGTTAGTATGCTTGTTAATGCAGCTAGCTCACTAGATTATGATGTTAAAGATAAGGTCCATGAAGGTGTTGTTACCGGAATTCGCCAAAAGTCATTAAACACACTGCTAAACTTTAGACCTAATCCTTACCAAAGCACGCAAGAATTTCGCCAAGCACTATTTACAGACTTGATCTTAGAAGGTAATGTGTTTGTACACTTTGATGGTGTATTTATGTACCACTTGCCTGCAGGTTCAGTAGAAATCTTAACCGACGTGAAAACATTTATTCGTGGTTATCGTTACAACGGATTAGTTGATTTTAAAGAGTCAGAAGTTTTTCACTTCCGTGATTTGAATTCACAATCAATATATCGTGGTGCTTCGCGTTTAGAAGCAGCACAACGAAGCATTGCTACATTGTACGCAATGAAAGACTTCCAAGAAAACTTTTTTGAAAACGGAGCTGTATTTGGCTTAGTTTTAACGTCAGAAAATACACTTTCACAGATTGCAAAAGAAAAAACAATACAATACTGGTTACAAAAATACTCAACTAAACAAGGTGGCAAGCGTCCAGTTATTCTGGATTCAGGATTGAAGCCTGCACAAGTATCAAATCAAAACTTTAAAGACATGGACTTTGATCAGTCTATTAAAACACACAACGAATTTATTATGCAATGTATTGGTGTTCCACCTATTTTATTAGCTGGTGGTAATAACGCTAACATTTCACCTAATTTAAGATTATTTTATTTAGAAACAGTAATGCCAGTTGTTCGTAAATTTACATCAAGCCTAGAACGATATTACGGATATGACATTGAAGCAGTTACTAGTTCAGTAAGTGCTATGCAACCAGAATTAAAAGATATTGCTGCCTACCATTCGACATTAGTCAATGCAGGCATCATTACAGCTAATGAAGCAAGAAAAGAATTACGTTATGATCCTATTACAGGTAATGACGAAATAAGAATACCCGCCAATATTGCGGGTTCGGCTGCTGATCCGTCGAAAGGTGGTAGGCCCACAGATAATCAGCAATAAAGGGGTAATATGGTAGATAAAAGTAAAGTACTGTTTTTAAACAGTTCATTTATCAAGAGCGATACCACCGACGGAGAGACAACTAGTATAACAATCGAAGGGTACGCAAGTACCGATGACGTTGATAGACAAGGAGACATTGTCCCAGCAAGTGTATGGAAAAAGGGTATACAAAATTATTTGAAGAATCCAGTAATTTTGGCATATCACAACCATAGCGAGCCAGTTGGTAGGATGGTAGATCACAGAGTTGACGGCAAGGGATTATGGGTTAAAGCCCGTATTTCTTCAGCAGCTGACGAAGTTTTCAATCTTGTAAAAGATGGCATCTTAACGGCATTTAGTATCGGCTTCCGAATCGTAGATGCGGAATATGATGCAGCCAAAGAGTTGTTTGTGGTAAAAGAGCTAGAACTGCACGAAATTTCAGTAGTGTCAGTACCAGCTAATCAAAATACACTATTTAGTCTTTCTAAGGCGTTTGATACAGCCGAAGAATTTAAATCTTTCAAACAGCAGTTTGCACCCGAAAGCGATTCAGCTAAAGGGCTAGAATCCTCAACGGAAGCAAGCGGCGAAATTAAAAAGGAATGGGAAATGGATCCTAAACAATTAGAACAAATGTTGGCTGATGCAGCTAACAAAGCGGCTGAGCTCACTGCTAAAGCCATCGCCGATACACAGGCAAAAGCATTGGCCGAAAAAGCCGCTGCTGAGAAAACAGAAGCCGAATTAGATGCACGCGTTAAAGCCGCTGTTGCCTCTATCTCTACTGGTGACACAGGTGCTGAGCGCTTGATGGCCGAAGTTGAGAAGCGTTTAGCTACTGCTGAAGAGTCAAGCAAATCAGTTATCGCTGGTTTAGAAGCTGCTTTGAAAGAAAAAGCTTCCGAAATCGAAGCAATCACAAAATCAAAAATGTCTTTCCAAGAAGCCAAAGACGGTATGTCTTATGCTGACAAAGAAAAGGCAGTTATGTTGGCTAAAATGGCTGGCAAGTCAGTTGACAGTACACGCCTTGGTCGCGACTTAGTGCAAAAATACGGTGCTCACGTGCCTTCAGCTACATGGGAACTCGAAGTTTCTTTGAACCTTGAATCTGAAGTTCGTCGTCGCTTAGTTGTTGCTCCTATTTTCCGCAACATTGCTATGCAAACCAATGTAATGACAATCCCAGTGAATCCAGAAGCAGGTACTGCTACTTGGGTTACTAACGCTGAGTTTGGTGCCGTTCCTGCTACCCTTGGTGCAGCTGGTGCTTCTGCTGGTGGAAATGCTACTCACGCTCTCAAAGAAATCACTTTGAATGCTTATAAACTTGCTACAAACGAGTATACAGCATACGAAGAAGAAGAAGATTCTTTGTTGGCTTTGATGCCAATCATCCGTGATGGTATGGTTCGTCGTGTTGCTCGCGCCGTTGACAAGGCTTTCTTGTTAGGTGCAGGTTCCGGTTCTGATCCTGTTAAAGGATT